CTTATGCTTTTCCATCGCGATAAGAACATTCTGGTGGTGGCTACCAAGTTGCAGACAGCCACCAACCTTGTTAAAAAGGTTAAAGCAATCATCAAGAACCTTCCGGACTGGATGAGGATCTCGGACATTGAGATCGATAACCGGACATCATTTGAATTAAAGAATGGGTCTCAAATCAAGGGTTCCTCGACTTCGGGCGACGCTGGTCGTTCCGAAGCTTTATCCTTGCTGGTCATTGATGAGGCCGCTCACGTTGAGAAGCTAGATGAGCTGTGGACTGCTCTCTATCCTACGTTGTCGACAGGTGGTCGGTGTATTGCCCTCTCCACCCCCAATGGCGTCGGTAACTGGTTCCACCAGAACTGTGTAGAGGCCGAAGCCGGCACAAATGCTTTCCACATGACTACGTTGATGTGGGACGTTCATCCAGATCGAGACAAGAAGTGGTTTGAAAAAGAAACCAAGAACATGTCCAAGCGCCAGATTGCGCAGGAGCTTGAGTGTAACTTCAACGTTTCTGGTGAGACGGTGATCCACCCAGATGACATTCAGTGGTATCTAGAGCGCATTGTTGCGCCCGAATATCGCACTGGGTTCGATAGAAACTATTGGATTTGGAAACGACACAATCCAGAAAAGCCTCACTTGATTGTTGCGGATGTTGCCCGAGGTGATGGTAAGGATAACAGCGCTTTTCATGTTTTTGAACTAGAAACCATGGAGGTTATTGCTGAATACGTTGGGAAGCCCACCCCGGATGATTTTGCCGATATCTTGTATAACGTTGCGGCTGAGTACGGAAACCCCATGTTAGTAATAGAAAACAACAATATTGGCTTTGCAGTACTTAAAAAGTTGGCCGATAAAGGGTATCCTAACTTGTACCACTCAGCCAAAGGAGACCATAGCTACGTTGATCCTGTTACTGCACAATGGCAGTCTAATGTCGTCCCAGGGTTTACCACATCTTCTAAAACGCGTCCTTTGATTGTGGCGAAGATGGAAGAGTTTATGAGAAACAAACTAATTACAATTAACTCTAATCGGTTGCTTTCTGAAATGAAAACCTTTATTTGGCATGCCGGACGACCGCAAGCGATGAGAAGTTATAACGACGATTTAGTTATGTCGTTCGCAATCGGATGCTGGGTGAGAGATACTGTGATTGTAGAGAGTCAAAAGAACGTGGAGTATGATAAGCAAATGTTGTCTTCAATTTCAACATCTAAAACAAATATTTCTACTACCATACCTGGCATGCTGGGACACAGAGCTACGACTGAAACACATCGCGCCGATGAAGCCGCAGTATTTAATGAGCAATACTACGCTCTGATTAAGGGATAAACAATGGCAACCAACGATAAGAATACACGTAACCCAGCATCACCGCTCTTTAAACGTTTGACGAGGATGCTTTCTGGCCCTCTGGTCAACTACCGAGCCCAAGTAGCGCGCCAAGAGCGCAGAGGGGATTTAGACAAGTATCGGTATCGTTTCCGCTCCATGAGTGGGCAGGAGTTCAAGCGCGCCGATAATAATTTCTCTCAAAACTATAATCTTTTTACATCCGCCGCTTTCCGCAACCAGAATCGTGCAGAGCGATATATTGACTTTGAGCAGATGGAATACATGCCCGAGATCGCGTCGGCTCTCGATATTTATGCAGACGAAATGACCACATCTAACGAATACGATAGGATGCTAAACATCACTTGCATGAATTATGAAATTAAGACAATTTTAGAATCTCTCTATTATGATGTCTTGAATATAGAGTTTAATGCTTTTGGCTGGGCCCGGTCCATGTGCAAGTATGGCGACTTTTTCCTGTATATGGATGTGGATGAGAAGATGGGGGTTACATCTCTCATTGGAATGCCCAACAACGAAGTAGAGAGGCTCGAAGGCCAGGACCCAACAAACCCCAATTACATACAGTATCAGTGGAACGGCGCCGGAATGACCTTTGAGAATTGGCAGGTTGCTCACTTTCGGATTTTAGGAAACGACAAATATAGCCCCTACGGCACTTCGGTCCTAGATCCAGCCCGCCGCATCTGGCGTCAGTTGGTTCTTCTAGAAGATGCCATGATTGCCTATCGAGTAGTCCGTGCGCCTGAGCGTCGCATTTTTAAGATTGATGTAGGTAACATTCCGCCCCAAGAGGTTCCCCAATACATGGAAAAGGTTAAGACGGAAATGAAGCGTAACCAGCTTGTGAACGCCTCAACCGGACGCGTAGACCTTCGCTACAACCCGCTGTCACTTGAAGAAGACTATTTTATTCCAATGCGCGGCGGTATGGGTTCTGATATTACTTCACTCAAGGGCGCCGCCAGCTTGAATGATATTGACGATGTAAAATATATGCGTGATAAGTTGTTCGCCGCGATTAAGATCCCGCAATCCTACCTCACAAATTTAGAGGGAGGGGAAGAAGACAAGACTACACTCGCCCAGAAAGATATTCGTTTCGCTCGCACCATTCATAGGCTACAGAGATCTTTACTATCAGAGCTAGAAAAGATTGCTGTTGTGCATCTTTACACTTTGGGATACCGGGGCCCAGATTTGCTTTCTTTTAAGTTGTCCCTCAACAATCCTTCCCGTTTGGCAGAACTACAGCAACTTGAATATATGCGCACAAAGTTTGAAACTGCGACTGCGGTGCCCGAAGGGACATACAGCAAGCGCTGGGTTGCGTCTCATATTCTGGGACTTTCGGATTCTGAATTTTTGCGCAACCAGCGTGAGACTTTCTATGACCGCAAGTACCAACAGGAACTTGAGTCTCTTGCCGAAGTCGGAGCTTTGGAGGCCGAAGGTGGCCTAGGAGCCCTTGGAGGTGGTGGCGACTTGGGAGACGACGGCCTAGGCGATCTCGATCTAGGTGACGACGACGCGGATCTGGGAGGAGACGAGGGCGACACCGGCGGCGAAGAATCCCCTCTTCTCGCAACACCACCGGGGCGCCGAGAAGACAAACCTACGCGACACCAGGGTGCGCCACATATTCCTGTTAAGTCCGATTCACGGCAGCGAGGTGCTTCTGGCCCTCGTTCTCGTCGCTTCCGCCGCGAAGCACAGGGGGTTGAGACCAACACCTGGAGAAAAAATGCAGGTTCGGGAATCGGAAACCCGCTCGCACGTTCGGGCAAGACGGATGTGAGATTTGGTCTGGAAGAAAACTCAGAGCCTACTTATAGTAGCGAAGAAGTACTGTTGTATGAAAACACAACTAAAGTCCGAGCATTGGTGGAGCAACTAGAAGCAAAAGAGGCAAACAAAGATGAAGCACAATAAGAAACGAAATACAGCTTTTATTTATGAGACTCTTTCCCGAGAGCTAACTAAATCAATTGTTGAGAAAAATAATAATAAAAAGGCATCAGTCCTTTCTATTATTAAGGAGCACTTTAGTTCAGACTCAGTGTTGGCCAAAGAGTTGTCCTTATATCGAACACTTTTGGAAACCACCAATATTCATCAGAACGTCGCTGAGCGTATGCTACAAGAAACAAAGTTTGCCTACTCAAAGCTGGATTCTACTGAGGTTTTCGACGCACAATCTAGAATTATTGCTGCCATTAATAAACAGCTGGGACAAAATGTTTGGTCTAACTTCGTTCCAAACTTTAAATCTCTTGCTTCGGTTAACGCAATTTTTAATACCAAAACAGCGGTGAAAAGTAAAGTTTTGTTTGAACAGTCCATTGTAGATGCGATGAGTACTCCAACCCCATTAGCTGAAGCCAACAAGATGGCACCCCTAGACAACTTGACTTATACTTCGTTCATTAGAAAATTCAATGATAAGTACGCCAACTTGCTCCAGGAACAAAAAGAGCTTTTAAATCGCTATATTACTAGCTTTGCCGATGACGGGTTTGAATTGCGATTGTATCTTAACGAAGAACTTCGGCGCCTGAAGGAAAATATTACGACCGCTGGTGATCAAAGCGAAGAGGTACTAATTTCCGAAAAGCTCGGCAAAGTGTCAGAATATTTGGATGAATTTAGAAAGAGAGAGTTTACCGACGAAGACTTAAACAAAGTCCTGAAGGCTCAGGAATTGGTTCAGGAGCTTTCAGCAAATGATTAAGATTACCGTCGGGGGCCCTCAGGCCACAGTTGAACTAATGGCACGCAAGGCTCTTGATGGGTCTTTGTTAATTTTAGATCACAGCAAGATTGATATTGCCGTTGTCCCTGACGAGATGAAGGTGGTCACGATGCCTAAATCAAGTATAGCTGAAGATGTATATGATTATCAGGACCGACTGCTGGAGATGCTTGCCGATCGGGGGATTGTTGAAAGGGCATCCATTCAGGGTGGCTATGTATTCCGTTCCATTGAAGGGAAAGTCTATGAGAGCGAAGAGGTGAATCCTCTGCAGGCTGCTGTTTTTGTTATAGCAGAGTTTGTGAGAAATGAAGCCGAACATGAGCGCGTCGCTGATGAGTATGAAAAAGAGTTGGAAGATATGTACACTCACCCAGACCAGCGTGACTCCACTGAATACGGCGAAGTACCTCAATATGCTGAGAAGGGCTCGATGCGCCCCGGTTACTACTACTATCCCCTCCGCAATAGGTATTAAATGATGGGCGATATGAAGCTTATAATGGAGAACTGGCGTCAGTATAGGCTACAGGAAGCCCCCTATGGAGATCCGCTCGCGCGCGCCGATATAGAAGATACCGTGAAGCAAGCAGCGGATGCGGCTGCTGTAGCTCAAGCTCAAGGGGACACCAGCATTGAACTACAAACGGTGGGAGATTTAAAAAAGATTGTGGCTAAAGCAAAGCGTGCAAAGAAGGTTGGGAACATGAAGGACGCTGCGCTTGCAGCCATAAAAGGAATAGCTTTCGGCCAACTGGGAGCGATTAAAGACTTGGGAGACTTAGCCAAAGCATCATACCATCTCCCCGATGATAAGCAATACGGCCCTGGACTGAAGTCGCTTCATGTAGACGATGAAATTTCAGCGATAGTTGATGACAAATTAGAAAATGCGTTCTTAAAAACATTAGACCACGAGTTGTCAACAGGTTCGATTCCTGATGATACTCCTTTAGCCAAATTAGATATGACGCAAATGCTTAGCAACTATATCGCTAAAACTCACGATAAAAGAACTGTTAAAAAACCAGAAGAAAGTTAGAGGTTACTTTGGAACTATTACATTTTATACTTGCCGCATACGGCATGACATTTATTATTATTCACGGACACATCTTTAACAAGATCCGACCACCGTGTAAATCAATGGGTGGCTTCGGCCGCTTATTCCACTGCCATCTGTGCATGGGTTTCTGGGTTGGAGTGTTTCTGTGGGGCATAAGTCCCTATACAGAACTATTTAAATTTAGTAATGCCCCCATGACAGCGTTCATGTGCGGTTGTATTAGTGCTGGAACATCATACTTTATAAGTATGTTGGTGGATGATTACGGGATCCGAGTGGTCCACAAAGGAGGTGAGAAATCATGACAAAATGGATGATCCAACCAGTTCGTAGGTGCTGCTCCGGTAGCATATTTTAGGTGGGGTCGAAAGGCCCCACGTTAAACTGA